CGGGAAGAGTTGTGATGCGCAGATTGACTGCTGCCACGATGATGTGAACAACAAGGGCGGTGTGTTGCTCCGCTTTGAGGACTTGGAGGCGATGAGCCTTTCAACTATCACACACGAATCCGTCCACGCGGCGATAGACATTCTTGCGTATTGTGACGTTCGCCTTGACCCGAACAACCAAGAGCCGATTTGTTACTTGGCAGGCTGGGTGACTAAATGCTGCGAGGAAGTGTTGAAGACGGAAGGGGGCAAGCATGATGATAATTAGTTTACCGAGTATGATTCCTAATACTGACGTGATATGGATAGACTGATTTACTTCGGCACAAACGGTCAAGGACCGGGCCATAGTGCCATCGTCATCAAAGGACGGTTCAGCGAGAAGGAACAATGGGACTTCTCACTCCTTGTAGACAGCGAGCGTACACATAGCTTTGTGGAGCGTGAGTTTGCCTTTGACAGGGCACCCGTATTGCTGCATACCGGCAATTACAGCATCTATGCCGTACCGCTTAGCCGGGACGACAACAGAGGCGCTTGTATTACCGCTGTTGCTACAGACTTTGACACCCGTCTTACCGCAGATGATTTCAAAGCTGTTATTGAGAAAAGTAGATTCTTAAAAAGACAATTTGAACTGTGATATATATGGAAAAAGAAACATTTGACAGAGCCATTGAGTTAAAGGAGAGACTTGATGGGCTTAATGAAGTGAAGAAAGCAATCGAATACCCACAACAACATCGGCTTTCGTATATTGAAGAAGATAGCGAAGGGCGTTGGAGCCATATAGTTGTATGGAAGCTCAAACCTATTGGCGACATACTTGACCGCCACGATGAGCAAATACGCAAAGAGATAGATGAAGAGATTCAGAAAATCTATAATGAGATTGAGCAGTTATGAAAGAGTTGGAAGTAAAAGCAATGCTGGAAGATAGCCGCATCCCCGAGCAGTACAAGCTCGGTGGACGGCTGTCGAGTGAGTTCCTGGATGGTGTGGACTATGCAGAACAGCGCATCATGGAGAAAGGTGTGGAAGTGTGGGTTGCGAGAGATAGTTACGGATGGTTGAGCGTATTCCCGCATAAGCCTGCAAAGTTTTTGAATTATGATAAGGATAAAAAATACTATTCTTGGAACGACCCAAAGGACTTTGCGCATATCATTCATCTGCACCCCGATTTGTTCCCCGAAGTAACTTTTGAAAACTCTCCCGTCAAGGCGAGAATAATATTGGAGGACTGATATGAATAGAAAACGATTTTGGAGGCGACTGCGGACTGATGGACGTATAGAGTTTGCCCCGATTGATATGTACAGTGGAACAAGCTGGCGCAGGATAAAGAAGTGTTTCAAGATGGCAGCTAAGAGAAGAGGTTGTATATTATTCATGCTACATGAAGAAGACTATCGTAGAGCCGAGCAAATTTGGTTAGACAGCCCAGCATATAAAATTTGGTGTGAAAATAATGGATGTGCTTTTTAAAAATGGAGGTTAGCGTTATGAATATGCGACAATTTTGGCAAAAACTTCAAAATGGCGAGATTCTCAACTATACAATGAAGGAAATCTATGTGCCATCTACTTGTCACCGTAAAAGACATGGACGGATTACCACCTCGAGCGGAACAAGTTGGAGAAGGGTTAAAAAGCAATGCAAAATGGCATCGAAGAGAGATGGCAGCAGGGTCTGTTTCTTTTTGAGTGATGATAACTGCTTTAAAGCAGATGAAATGTTAGATAGATTAAGTTATTAATTAAAATTTTGGAGGGTCGAGTATGATTCCTATTACAAGAAATGACGAAATAAATAGAGCGGCAGGCATCTTTCATTATAGCCTACCTCTGCTGACGGCGTTTTGCAATGGTGCTGAATGGGCAGACGCTCATCCGCACTGGATAAGCGTGGAGGAACGATTGCCGGAAGATAGAGTAGAAGTACTTGTGTATGATGAAGATGATGGAACACTTATTGCGAGCCATTATAAAGATTATTGGGAAGGTGCTGATGAATATGCAAACTACAATAAGGTTATCCATTGGATGCCACGTCCTACACCGCCGAAAGGAGGTGAGAAATGAGTGAGTTATATTGGATTACAAGGCTCGATGCGGTATGCGGAATTATAGCCACAGTGATAGCCTTTGCATTTATTTTTATGGTAGTGGGTTTTATGGCATTTGTGATATGTGCGAATGAACAAGATAAGGAACGAGAAAAGGAACAAGCCCGCAACATATTAAGGTATTCGCTTATAATCTTTTTAGTCAGCATATTTATGTACGTATTCACTCCCGACACCAAGCAGGCCCTAATCATTTACGGAGTAGGAGGGACAATCGACTACGTGAAGAGCAACGACAAAGCGAAGCAGTTGCCCGATAAGGTGATTGACGCGCTGGATAAGTATTTGGATTCGATTGACAAAGGAGGTGAGAAATGAAACTGATTAAAGTGTCTTATGACGAAAAGGCTACATACGGATGGAACCATGTGACAGCATACATTAATCCTGCGTATGTTCAGCGAATCGAAACCACGGATAGGGATTTATACCCGGTGATATATTTCACAGACGGTAAAACATTAAAGGCGGATAGAACGCATATCAGCGAGGTTCTTTCGCAATTAGAGGAAGGAGGTAGTAATGGATAGAACGTATTTCGTGGTCAAACACACATATTTTGACTACAAGGGACAGCCTATAAAGCGACCCTATCATGCCGTGTATAAGTCGGAGCTTATGGCAGAGAGAGCCGCACATTTTGAGCCGATAGATTACAATGATGCACACCGCCACAAAGACGGTTCTACAATGAAATGTGAGATTACCCCGATGAAGGGTTCGGAGATATTGAAGCGTTTCCCTGATATGAAATTTTATGAACGTATTGAGCATGATTAAAACGTACATAATAAAAGAAAGGAGGTAATAATGGATAATACACATAGCCATGAATTAGCACGTGCTTTCGGTGCTTTTGTGTCGTATCGGGATGAGAGCGATGACGTTCGCGTATACGAACATTTCCCCGACATACCTTTCCCTGCAAATGTGCCGAAAGTCACAAGACCGAATGAATACGGTCAGATGTTGTTGAATAAAAGAAAGAGAGGCAAGCGATGAACGAACGAAGAATTACGAATTGGAAGGAATCGGAAGGTATGTGCAGGATGGGCCTTATAAAGACCGCTGATATGCACTATACTCTTGTAGGCGATATTTGGGAGGTTGTACTTGGTGGAGATTTGCCGCATCAAAACGATATTCCTGCATGGAGTGCCAGCCAACTGTATGAATTGCTACCAAAACAAATACCTCTTCCTCCATTAGAATGTGATGATGAGGATAGAGGTAGATGTGCAGTGCTTCAACTCTCATTTACATCTGAGGAATCAGTACTTTATGGGTATTTCTACGGATTTATTTCCAACGATGATGAAAATGAAGGATGGTTGTATGTTAATGAGAGCGATCTTGTAGTTCATGCGCTTTACGACCTTGTTTGTTATTGCTATAACAATAATATTAAACTGAAAAACGAATGATAATTCAGACGCAGAAATGGAATGACAAGGATATTGTCATTGCAATGGAAGAGGATGGTTTTGCCGCAGGTCAGATGCTGCTATACAAGGAAGAGCAGAACTTCGGTGGAACGGCATGGATATGGGACTTGTGGACTGACCCAGTAGACCGAAATAAAGGCATGGCGAGCATGGTTCTCCATAACTTGGAGAATATCGCCAAACGCGAGGGTCACAAGTCGGTGTTCCTCGAATGGGAATTGAAGAACTCCGAGCGATGGGTGCTGGAATGGTACGAACGTATCGGGTACGAGGTGAAGGAGTTCGATGGAAGAGGCAGTTATTGTTTATTAGAGAAGAAATTATGATGAGAAAACCAACTTACTGTATTGTATTTGACGAACTGACTACAATAGGAAATGCCAGTGGTGTTAAGATAGAACCAAACAAGCCTATCATAGGCGGTAATTGCCCTCTCTTATACCCGCAATGTCTGCCAAGTGCAGCCGTACCCTATTGCGTACTCTATTAGGAACGCATCGGATTGTGAATAAAAGGAGATATATGAAGTTGTATTTCAGTACCACCTCACTCCGCAAGAGAAAGAAATATGGGAAAATATTAGGTATTAAAATGTGTAAGTTAAAAATAAAAGGTAAGTTCTATTAAAATGATAGGTTTAAAATGATAGCGATAACATTACAAGCGGATAGCGAAACGGCGGTATTGCGCTGTGGCTATAAAGGAAAGTTTTACGAGGCCAAGTTCAAGAGAAACGTGAATGATGGCTGCGTGGATTGCGAATCGAACATTGGTGATGCACCCGAGGAAATCCAAGACATACTGGACGACTTCGGAATGAAGATTATTGACTTGATGGAATTAGAGGAAGAAATGGAGGATTAGTTTATGGAACCGATTAAATTCAAAGAACAGAATGTCACCTATGCGGAGAATCAGAAGGAATACCTTCCCCTTCCTGCATATCGTGATGAGAGCGGACGAGTGGTCACTTGCTGGAGCCTTAGTCCCGAAGAGTTAGAAGTAGTCAGCAAGACGGGTGTTGTTTGGCTCGATATGCTGACATTCAATCAGCCGTTGCAACCAGTGATGTTGCACGCTGAATCACCGTTTAATTGGAAGAAGGAATGATGGACGAAAAATGGATTAATATAGACGACCATCTCTTCCATGAAAAAGCAGGGGAGATAACCTTCGAGGCTTGGACTCCATCTGATAAAGATGAGGAACAAAAGTTGAAACAGCAAATAGACAGATTATGCTGGCATCCTATATTTCTTCCCGATTTTTGTATTCTCGATTATGATGCCTTTCGACGTATTATCTGTGCGTCAAGAAGAAAGTCAAGAAAGAAGAAAGGGAAATATATTTGGCTGTTGTATAAAACTCGGTCTATCCGCAAGAAAAAGAAGTACGCAAAATTACTGGGCTTTAGAATTATTACACATGGCGCACCGAAAAAGATATTTGAACTGATTATGAGGGAAGGAGGCGAGAAATGAAAGTATTGTCTGCCTTTATAGCATTACTGATATTCGCCTTGTTAATGGCGTCTATTGTATTCTTTTCATGGATATACCTTATCTTCGGCGCGGTATTGGTGTACATGCTGATATATTGGGAGGTGGGTGATTGGGTAGAAAAGTATAACTGGTATAATAAATGGCTGTATGGGAGAAGAAAATGATTTTGACAGTATGACAATGTGTCTGAACGGCAAGCCGGTAGGATTCGGCAAGCTGGTAGTACCAAGTTACGAGTGTAAAGTTACCGGGGAGGCTGGGGTAAAAGCGCCTGACGGATTCTCTGCAAGTGGCAGTTTTGAAATCAAACGACCGATTGACGAAGAACGCGAGTATAAAGAGAAGAACCGCCAGCGTGTGATTCGACAGATATTTTACCATTATCGCAAGTCACGTAAGGCGAAGTCCGATTCATTCCGCGCACATCATCTAAGGAGACTTCAGGAGCTTTTTTCGCTCTTGCACTTGTGTAGTTTTAATCCTGCAAAATGGGGATGGCCGCCGGATGAAATGTTCTGATGCACATTATCTTTGCATAACCAAAAAATAATTCTATGAACGAAGATAACTTTGACAACATGAGCGCTAATCAGGAAACCGTCTTCTTCCTGTTGGCGTTGCTGTTCTGCCCGGTGATGATTGCTTGCAGCATGATAGACACCTTGTGGAACATGTTCACAATAGAAGACTTGAAAGACAAGGATCTGCGCTACCTGCTCTCCGAGAAGGTCATCAACGCGCTGGCGTCCGTAACTAAAAGATTTGTAAAATGAGCAAAGCGACAGAGACACAGGTGGGCGGGTCACATTACGACCTGCCCATCCAGCCCATCGAGTTCATTCATAAGAACCATCTCGACTTCATTCAGGGCAATATCGTGAAGTACATCGTCCGGTTCCGTAAGAAGAACAAGGACGAGGATGTGAAGAAAATCATCCATTACGCCAAACTCCTTTTGGAGTTGGAGTACGGCTATACAGCAGAGCAGCTTGACAAGTTGTAATGCGTTAAATTTACGAAAATAATTTGCGTATTCGATTATAACGCATAACTTTGTGCGCTCTAATGAATGGAAGACCAATATGAATAATTTTATCAACGAATCGGAAATACGCCGTTTTTGGGACGTGGAGAAGCGTAACGGCATCCTCACGGAGATAAGACTTATCGCCCCGGACGGGAAGATTGCGAGCGGATACTTCAGGAACATAGAGAACCTGTTGGAGGGGCTTCGCAGTTTCCCCGGCTACGGAGTGTACTACACCATCAATCGCATCAAGGACGACTGTTACGGCAGAATCCAGTGTGAGAAGTTCGTCATCAGGCCGAAGCAGACCACAACCGACAACGACATCTTGGGCCGCGATATGGTCGTGATGGATATAGACCCCGTGCGGTCCGCCGGCGTGAACGCAAGCGAAGAGGAACTGAACTACGCCAAGGCGAAGGCCAATGAGATATATAAGTTTCTCCGTGACGCCGGATTCTATCCTCCCATCGTGAACATATCGGCAAACGGAGTGCATTTGAAACTCCGTTGCTCGATGAAGAACACCGATGAGAATACTTTGGTAGTGAAGAATTTCCTGTCCGCTATGGATATGATGTTCTCCGACGAGAAGGTGTCCGTCGACATCTCTTTGAGCAACGCGGCCCGTATATTGAAGGTGTGCGGAACTCCGAGTCTTAAAGGCAACGACAATCCCGCCAGTGACAGGCCGCGCCGTATGGCATACTACGTCAAGATACCCGATGACTGGATTGAGAATGTCAACACCAACGAATATTTCCAAAAGGTGGCCGCCATGCTGCCTGAGAAGGAACAGCCCACATACAGCAACAACTACAGCACCGGTAACTTCAACATCGAGGCTTTCATTCAGAAGCACGGTATCAAGGTAGCCCGTAAGGTGGTTACGGAGCGTATGACGAAGTGGGTGCTGGAAGAGTGCCCGTTCGACGCCAACCACAAGTCACCTGACAGCGCCATTTTTCGTATGGCTGACGGGTCTTTGGGATTCTGCTGCCTGCATAACTCACACAAGCATCTTACGTTCAAGGACCTTAGAATTAAGTTCGAGCCGGACGCCTACACCAAGAAGGACTATGCCGAATCCCTACAGCGACAGAACTACTACCGACCGTATGGCCGCCAGCCGTTCCAGCCAAAGAAGGAAAACGATGATAACGGCAAGAAGTGGAAGACCGCTCTCGACATCCAGCGTGTGGACGTGTCACAGATTCCTGTGGTGAACACCGGTTTTTTGGAAATAGACAAGTACACGTGGGGCATGTTTATGGGAGATGTGACCATCCTCTCCGGAACCAGCGGCTCGGGTAAGTCATCGTATGTGAACTGCCTTATCGCCAACCTCGTGGAGCGTAATGTCAAGGTTGGTCTTGTATCCTGTGAGCTTCAGGATTTCCGTGTGATGAGCTGGCTTTATCAGACCGCCGCCGGAAAGACATACGTCAAGAAGAAGGAAGGCTATGAGAACTGGTATTACGCGCCGAAGGACATCTGCGACAAGATAGACGTGTGGTTGGCCGACCGGCTGTTCATCTACAACAACGACTACGGCACCAACTTCTTTCAGATATTCAACGACGTGAACGAGCTGGTGGACAACAACGGAGTGAACGTGGTTATCATCGACAATCTCGCCACACTGGATTTGAGCGAGTACGAAGGCTCTGATTTGGAGAAACAGACCCGCTTCATCAGCGACATGAAGGAGTATGCCAAGCGCCGTAACATCCACGTCATCATCGTCGCCCATCCAAAGAAACTGGGTCAGGAACTCAACCGCAAGGAATCCGTGTCAGGCTCGAATAATCTGACCAACCTTGCCGATGTCGTGCTCATCGTGAACCGTAAGAGCCTCGACTACCAAAAGCGCCTGATTGACTTCATGGGAGCCGAGAAGGCCAATGAGTACGACCAGTTCGATACGGTCATAGAGATAGCCAAATCGCGCATGTCCGGTCAGATAGACAAGTTCTGTGGCCTGTTCTTTGAAATGGAGTCAAGGCGCTTGAAGAACTACAAGGCCGAGCATATCGTGTACGGATGGAACGCAGACCCCGTACAGCAGCGAATGGAACTTGCCGCGCAGGCGGAGGCCGAAGAGAACGGAGAAAATGTTCAGGAGGATGATTACTACGCCAACGATGACGCCCTCCCGTTCGTTCCCGAGGACCCGAATGAAGGCAGTGCGTGTCCGTTCTAAATATGTTTTATAACATATAAAATAATTTGGCAATCTCGAAAATTTTTTGTATATTTGCAACAGTTTAATAAACGGAATCCGTGACTTCCGGCACCTACTAACAAGACCTCGTTTGGGATGCGTCACGGCTCCCATTCGGGGCTTTTTAATATTATGGCAGTGACAAACACACCGCAGGCACAGAGCCAGTCGCAGGCAGGCATCGCAGTCCTGAACCAGCGCCTGAACTCAGATGCCATTCAGAAGAAGTTCGCCGACATGCTCGGTAAGAAGAGCGTCGGCTTCCTGACCTCGGTATCCAACGTCGTCACCAACAACGACCTGTTGAAGAAGGCGGATACCAACTCTATCATCCTTGCCGCCGCACAGGCTGCGGCTCTTGACCTCCCAATCAATCCGAACCTCGGCTACGCGGCCATCGTTCCGTTCAACGATGTGAAGAACAAACGCTGTATGGCCCAGTTCCAGCTGATGCGTGACGGATTTGTGGAGCTTGCGTTGCGCACCGGTCAGGTGGTGGCCCTCGTGAACGAGGTTGTCTACGAAGGAGAGTTGGTGAAGTGCAACCGCTTCCGTGACGAGTATGAGTTTGACGAATCGAAACGTGTATCCGACAAGGTTATCGGTTACATGGCCTACGCGAAGCTTTCCAACGGCTTTGAGAAGACCATCTACTGGGATGTGAACCGCTGTAAGGAGCACGCATTGAAGTACTCACAGACCTTCAAAAAGGGCTATGGGCTTTGGAAAGAGGCGTTTGATAGTATGGCTCTCAAGACTACATTAAAGCATCTTATCAAAAAATACTTACCAAAATCCATCGAAATGATGCGTGCGGTAGAGTATGACGGTGCGGCTATGGAGGGTACCATCGAGAATCCCATCATAAAGCACTCGGACGAGAATCCGTCTGTGGAGAACGCCAATTACGAAGAGGTGAAGGACATTGACCCGGATGCCACTCCGGAGGAAGAAACTCCAAAAGCCCCGTCCGAAGAGAAGGTACAGGGGGAAGAAAGACCTGCAGACCCGATTCCTCCCAAGGCTAACGAAGAAGAGGACTTTTAGTTTGATTTGAGATATGACAGGTGATGAACTCAAGAAGTTGAAGACATTCCGTGTGATGGAGCGCTTTGGAATACACCCCGATACGATGGTTGAGGCCGTGGCTTCCAAAGGCTCCGTCCCGGAAGCCGTCTACGCTCTTGTAGGGCTGTTCGACGGAGTGGAAGGCATGATACTGCAACGCCAGTGCCACATGATGATGGGTGGCGCGTATGAGGGCCTTATCGACGAGTTGATGGCCATTAAAATCGAAAAGCATTACAGATGAAGAATGTTAATTTTGAAATCAATGTCAGCACGATTGTGCTTGTTCTTGCAATCGAGAGGATTATGGGTGTCATCAGCCTCTCGTGGTGGATTATATTTTCGCCGTTCATTTTGGTCGCTGGCCTGCTCGGGTTGCTGCTCTTATGCGGGCTTGTGGCCATCATCGTATCGGAGGTCAGAGGGGAAGTGAACCGCCCATGCTATTATGTATTGAAGACCATTCGTGACCTGTGTAACGTAATGGATAAAACGAAGAAGGATGAACAGACCGACACTAAGTAATTTTCGCGATTTGTCAAAGGTTGACAACAAGCAGTTGAGGAATATCTATGAGACCGCCTGTTGCGAGTACATCAAGCGGCTTTGCAAGATGTACGACTGGGACTATCCGCGCGGATGGTGGGTGTCTGACCAGCCGGGAGGTGTGTTCTGTACCGATGATATAGAATACTCTCTCGGGATGGATGACATCAAGCTTCTTGTCGATGCGGATGTCCCGTTCAGTGTCTTTGAACAATGGTGGGATTATAATTCGAGTGAATACATTAAAGACAGTGGCTCTCCCAATATCATCAACCTGCATAGCTGGCTGAATGGGATGAGGCCCAGACAGTGATTAATTAACGCCAAGGAAATGACTCTTACACTTCAGGACTTGAAAGAGCGCCAGTCGTGGACGCTTGAACAGAAGATAGACCATTCCCTCGCCGTGATAGACGAGTTCGTCCGTGATAGGGGGGGGGTAAATAATGTTTACGTTTCGTTTAGCGGAGGAAAGGATTCCACCGTGTTGTTGCATCTTGTCAGACGGCTTTATCCGGATGTGAAGGCGGTGTTCGTGAACACCACAATGGAATATCCGAGCATTTGCCGCTTTGTACGTCAGATGCGCGACGATGGTGCCGACATCGACATCATCATGCCGAAGATGAAGCCAAAGAGGATATGGCAGAAATGGGGATTCCCTCTTATATCGAAGGAAACGGCCAACAAGATTTACCGCATAAGGTACAATCCCGACAGCGCCGCCGCAGAGAAATGGATGAGGAATACAGGACTGTACAAGCTTCCGCTGAAATGGCGATGGCTGCTTGATGAGAAGTTCTGCTGTGCTGACAACTGTTGCAGAAAGCTCAAAAAGGAGCCTGCGGAGCGATATGAGCGCAAAACTGGCCGTTACCCTATACTCGGTATCCTCGCGTCCGAGAGTCGCCTTAGAACGCACGAATGGATGCGTCACGGAGGCTGCAACGTACTGGATGGCGTCCGCAAGAAGTCCAAGCCGCTCTCCATTTGGACCGACAAGGATATTTGGGATTATATCCACAAGTACAATCTGAAGTACGCCGACATCTACGACAAGGGGATAGGACAGACCGGATGCGCCTGCTGTGGATTCTCCATCAGCTACGAGGATACGTGCAAGTTCGAGGTGTTGTACGAGCTTTATCCGAAGCTGTACAGACATGTACTTGGTTTTACTAACAACGGTGTCACGTTCAGGGAGGCATTGCGTAAGGTGCTTGACAAGCTCGGACGCAAGTTGCCTGACGAGCGCGACCCGAAAATATTTGATTAGGAAGGGTTATGAAAAATGAATATTTTATGATACAGACTCCGACGTTCGGATTCGACCGTCCGCACATCGTCGATGATGAAGAGTTCTTTAGGAAATGTTGCAGGCGCATTGGAATCGTCGGTTTTTTTACAGATGACCGAATGATATTTCCGTCATGTCAGTGGCTGTACATTCCTAAAGGAGAAAAGCTTTTAAATTACGCGCATCGGGATGAGGTATTCCTGATGTTCGAGAACCACAGGACGCCCATTGACGGCAAACTGGTGTACGAATACGTTCAGAATTACATCATTGATACGCTGATTAAGCCGGCGGTCAAAAATCGTTTAAGATGGAAACTCGATTTGGGCGGCGTTAAGTTTTTCGAGCGTCAGATAAGGTATGTGGTGCGCGACGCTTTTCACAGCGCAATGAGAGACCATATTTTCTACGACCACGATAAATGGAGGGCGCAACATGGAAAGTAATGTCGTTATGTATTTATTGTCTGTCGCACTGACGATATTCAACCTAATATATATGAGGTTCCATTATTACCGCAGCATCCACTATAATGCTTGGAGAAGGGTTCGTTATCCGTTGTGGCAATGGTTTCTTATCGCTGTTATAGGGTTTATCCCGTTCTTTGGCATTGTTGTAGAAACAATGTTCTTTTTCTCCCTTGTCATCAATATGGGACTCGATAGCAGTTATAGCTGGGACCCGTATCATAAGACGCTTCTCGGGAAAGTAATAAAGGCTTTAAAGAAGGAATACTGATATGAATATCCGAGTGTTTGAAGCTTTCGCCGGCTACGGTAGTACGGCCATAGCGTTGAAAAAGTTATCCAAGGATTACCCCCCCCTAAATCTTACATTTATAGGGATTTCCGAGATAGACAAGAACGCCGCCAAAGCCTACAAGGCATTGCATGGTGACGTTCGGAACTACGGCGATATATGTAAGATTAAGTGGAGCAAGGTTCCTGACTTCGACCTGTTCACCTATTCATTCCCATGTACCTCTATATCCAGCATCGGACTTCGTGAGGGCATGACAGAGGGTAGTGGAACGCCGAGTTCGCTTATGTGGGAATGTGAACGGGCTATCGAGCTGAAATGGCCGAGATACCTCCTTATGGAGAACGTCAGGGCATTGGTGAACAAGAAGAATATGCCGCAATTCAAGCGATGGATGGGCAGGCTGGCTTCACTCGGTTATAGGAGCGAGTGGAAACTGGTCAATTCCTCCGACTACGGAGTGCCACAGAACAGACCGAGAGTGATTATGGTGAGTATCCTTCAGAATGGCAAGCGGGAATCATTCTCCTTTCCCGAAGGATTCAAGCTGACGAGAACAATTAACGACATCATCGAACGCGGTGTGGATGCCAAGTACTATCTAAAACAGGTTAAAGTCGATGGCGGAGTCAAGTTCCCGTTAAGCCGTAGGCCGACTGAGATGTGCGAGTGCGGTAAGGTGGATACCAAAAAAAATCTTTGGATTGACGCCTACAACCGCACGACGAACGATAAGGTATCCAGCACGATACTCACGAGAGTGTCGGCCAGCAATCATTACTTCATCAGTGAGAAAACGGATAGGAATGGTGGATATCGTATCCGTAAGCTGACTCCGTTTGAGACAGGCCGTCTGATGGGCCTTACCGATGACGAGGTTCAAAGGATGAAGGATGCTGGGCTGTCGGATGCCGCTCTATATAGATTGCACGGCAATTCTATTGTTGTGGATGTGTTATATTATATATTCAAGGCTTTGTTATTCCCGGATGGATTGGCGGAGAGCGAGGCAAAACAGTTGAATTTTGAATTTTAAGCGTTATGAAAGATTTGTTGGTAATTATATGTTGCAATTATTTTACGATGCCTTCCAAGTACTGGAATTTGCAGCAGCGTGAGAAGGACTGGCGTGCTTTGATTGACGATTGTCTTGTAGAGAAGAAACCGATGTTCGTAATGCCGACCCCAAATGCTTATTTCATTAAGGAGAAATTTATCGGCTCGCATTTGGACGACGGCGGATTCATTAAAAAGAGCGACTTCAATAAAGTCTATCAGGCTGATTTAGGGGGCAAAAAGATATATTATACTCTTATAGATGCGATTGTGTTATGAATAAAACTTCAACATTGACCGTTGTCGGCTCGTCAAGCGCCGGCAATGGATATATCATCGACAGTGGTGGCGAGCAGCTTATCCTTGAGTGTGGGTTGCCTATCGCCTCCTATCAGCGCATGTCGGGTTGGATCCTTGACAACGCCGTAGGATGTCTCTGTTCCCATGTTCACGCTGACCACGCAGGTTATGCCGGCCAGTTCCAGTACAGAGGCATTGGGGTGTACACCACAAAAGAGTGCGCGAAGAAACTGAACGATACGAAAACTCCGGTAAAGAAAGCGATACCGCTCAAACACGGAGCGAAGTACAAAATCGGTGGATTCAGCGTGATACCATTGAACGTACCTCACAATGCAGATTGTTTCTCCTTTGTGATTGACCTTCCTGACGGAGGTCCGAGAGTCCTGTTCTATACGGACTGTTTCGATTTCCCGTACTCCATCAAGAACGTGAACTACATCCTCGGCGAGGTGAACTACAACGCCGAAACGCTTGTGGATAACATGGCGAAGCACGACGTGACATCGCATCCGGAGAACCACATGGAACTGCGTGACGCATTTCATATAGTGTCAAGACATAACAATCCGGAACTGCGTCAGGTAATCTGTTGTCACCTCTCATCGGGTAACAGCGACGAGAAGTTTATTAAAAAACTGTTCCATGATGATTTGGGGATGGATGTGCTGATAGCCCGTCCGGGCCTTACCGTCGAATTATTGGACGACGACTTTTGATAATACCAAATAAATCACTACCTTTGCATGAACCAACAATAAAATACTATAAGGAAATGAGACAACCGTTGAAGAGAAAGAAGGGTACCAAGTACCACAACACCAAGGTCGAGATTGACGGGATGGTGTTCGACTCGAAGAGGGAGGGCGACGCTTACATGCTGTTGAAGGACTACGAGCGTATAGGCCTTATCAGCGACCTCGTATGCCAGCCTAAGTACGAGCTTATACCGGCCATCAAGGAAACGTACACCAAGCACCTTAAAACGAAGGAGAAACTGTGTGAGAGAACCGTACAGCTACCCATCAACTACATCGCCGACTTCCGTTTCACACTGAAGGGTCAGGTGATTGTCGTGGATGTGAAGATTAGCAAGTTCCTCCTTCCAAAGGAATACGTGTTGAAGACAAAGATGATGCGCTACTTCCATCATATCGCCGTGACGGAGGTTTACAAGACATCGGATTTGGTCGCATTGGTAGAGGGAAGGACACCCACACTATTTGATGACACCGAAGACATTGCTTAACGCCGTATGCCTCGAATTGAGGCTCAAGCAGCCGGACGTGCTTCAATCTCCTTCCAAGGAGTGCAAGTACGCCCGTTCTGTCATGTGCTTTGTCGCCAAACTGGACGGTATGCCGCTGGTTAGGATAAGCAAAGTACTTGGAATACCCCGTACAAGCGTTTACAGGCTCTCTAAGCGACTTTCTCTCGATTTGTGTACACTTATCCATATCGACAACATTCGGACGAATTTAAGGCTTGATGACATTGACTGGTATTTGGGTGGGGAAAGATAGGCGGCCCCGGTTTCACAACCAAGACCGCCAGCCCTCACAATCTTTGAAAATGAAGAAAACTTAACTCTATGTAGTACGCTATGAAAAAGAAACTGCTGTTCTAATCCCTTTTTATAACCTTGAATACCGTGTAGGCTATCGCCGATGCGATGACCAGCACGATAAGGAACTCTCCCGCTTTAATCATAAATTTCTGATAGTTGCTCAAATCCTTCTCAACCTCCACTATCTGCGGTATCTCCTTAGTGACCGTTTTCTCGATGTACTTCGGCACCTCTACGGTTACTGCGGCGTATTCTTTGGTTCCGAGCGAGTGAGACAACAGTCCGTTTTGGAAACGCGCCCATGAGTAGGCGTATTCGTTCTCGAGATAACTGACGGTGTCCGGAGCGGCGATGGTGTCGTGATAGACATTGAGTCTTTCCACTATCGTCGTGTCGTGGTAGGCGACCGTTTCAGTCACCTTTGTCTCCACCGGTACGTACTTTGTCGTCCTGCATGAGCTGACGAGGAACAGGCACACGGCCATTACGACGATGATACATGTGATTCCGAAATCCTTTCTTTTTTCTGTCATGGCGAGCCTCCTTTCTTACGATTCCTCCGCATAGCGGTTCGCTTCCCACTCGCGGCGTCTTTGAAGTCCGGGGAGAACCTTCCCTCCGGCAATTACCCATTTCTTGAACTCCGCCTGAATGACACTGAGCGATGCGTTTTCGGCGATTCTCTTTACGAGTGTGGACGAGCGGAGTGCGCTAAGTCCGAGGTTGTAGGCAAAGTCCACAAGCGCATCGAACTGCCCTTGCGTCGTCGAGAACCCCTTTTGTCCGGCCAGCACGATGACACCCTGCTCGAAAGAGAACAAGTCTTCCTTCAACAGTTCTTCCGCTTTCTCCGCGGTGATGGTCTGCCCTTGCTTGACGCCGTTCGTATGGCCGTAGCCGATGGTCCACACACCTGCTGCGCATTTGTAGGCCGTCAGTCTCAGCCCTTCAAATTCCTTGATGTGGCTGATAAGTTTCTCACTTGATTTCATCCTTAACCTCCTTTTCTTTCTCCTGATTGAAATAATCCGCCAAGAACGGTATTTTCTTGATAAACTCCACACTGACCACAAAGTACAGGAACGAAGCGCATCTATGGCCTACCGTCCCGTCAGGGAGCAGTGTACACATATTCCTCAAAATGTTCGTGGTGTAGAAGTACATGACCGCGTAGGTCACGAAGCTGACGCATTGGGTGGCGCTTTCAGGCGTCCCTTTGTGGTCGCCGGTGTAATAGATGAAGCATACGAGAGCGAAGAACGCCGTAGCCTCAACGACGCACCTCCACGCTTTTCTGAACTGGAATCCCTCGTTGTTCACAAAGAGTCCCACGAGAAGGCCCACGAAGAAGTTCACGGCCAACACCGTCAGTATCGTGTGAACCTCCCCGTAAATCGGATGCAGGTATGCCGCCGCAGCCGACACGATGGAAACAATCAATGATTTCAAAAAGTCCATTTCCTAAGTCTTTAAGTTATAACTAAAAAGTATCTGATACAAAGGTAATTATAAACTTTTCAAAAATCCAAAAGAAAGGGGCGGTTTTTAAGCCACCCCTACCCATTTCACTCCGATTCCCGAAAGAACGGATGCAGCCCGTTCAAGCTCTCGGGAACGCCGTCCTGCATGAACACATCCCTTACGGCCTTGGCGGCCTTCACTACGGAATCGTCCTCCACATCGCGGATTTCCGTCTGAACGGTCCATCCGCCCCTCCTTATCTCGATTCGGATTTCCATAAGCCTACTTGCCGTGAACCATGTTCATATACCTGTAAATCTTGTCGCCTGAAGGATAGTCCTCGTCGGCGAAGTAGAAAAGCCAAGCAATCTCCAGCACCTGCTCGTCGGAGAACTTTCTTCCGAAGTCATGCTTTGCGGAGTTGGCGGCCACATAGAGGTCGTACTTGGTCACACCGGACGGAACCGACTTACCCATCGACTTGTAGGCGTCATACACCTGCTCGCAGGACCAGTACTGCCCTTCAAGCTTCTTGCCGTCAGTCTGTGTGGAACACATCTGCTCCACATCCCATTCGGCAAACTCTTTCGTGGCGTAGTGGTTGGAATACAGCGTGCCGTAGGCGTGACGCATGAAGTCATAATACTTCTGCTTGTCGAGTTCCTTGACGGTACACAGCAGGCCGTCCACATCCTCGATGCCGGCCCACATCACTTTCTCGGAGGTGACGCCGTTCTTCTTGGCTTCCTCCAGCATGGATTTGTAACTCATTCCCATAACTTAACAATTTACACAGTTAGAATTGAATTTAGGAAGCGGGTGATACGTGCCCATAAGCGGATATTCAATCTCCGGCTTGACTACTTCCTTCTGTTTACCCTTTGCCATAACCTCTCATAGATTTTGTTCAACAATATAAGCAGCAGCCCTATCCAGTGGCTGAGGTATGCGGCCACTATGGCGTAGAAGAAGGCGGATACGATATTCTCTCCGGTGTACCATGCCACCATCAGGCAGAACCAAAACGAGCAGCATTTCTCGCACCTTGCCATTCTCCCAATCACGCCTGTGACAGCCTCGAAAAGTCCGAGATGCACGCCCACCGTGGCGAAGACAGCCGCCATCAGTATGGGTATCATTGCTCTGCCGCTGCTGTCGCGGTCGATGATACGGTCAATGAGAGAGGCGTTTCAGAGATGAACGAACGCGAACAGCTCTGGCATCCGCTTACGGCCACATCGTTGATGGTGGTACCCTGAACGATGGATACGGTAAGCGGAGTCGAAGTTGAGTAGAACGGGATGGTGAAGTTCTGACTCAACGGCTGCTGTTTCGTACAGTCACATCCTCCGCCGCAGGGAATGTAACTGATGATACCCTCCACATGGCAGGTCGCCATATACTGTGACGTGCCTACCTTCGCAAAGGAGAGCACGCTGAATCTCGGGCTGAACACCGGAGTGTTCGCCGCACACGTTTTGTAGCAAAGACGCTGGGTGATGTTCGCCATCACGTAGAACGGGGATGCCACAGACCCCGCAGCGAGTGTAGCCGTGATGTTTGCCGGCTGCACCTGATTACAATTACAACTCATAAGTTAGAATTTAAGACGACTATTACTTACATCAAGCCTCGCCGCCGTCGTTGGCCGGCTTTATATCGTTTGTGGACGCGAAAAGAGCCGAGTGAATCTCGTCAATCTTCTTTGCCTGCTCGTCCACGAGGGCGAACAGGTCCACCACATTTTGGTTCACTGTGCCGACAGCCTCGGCCAGCACGGTGAAGATACTTTTATTTCCCATTGCTGTATGACTTTAAGAACTGGTTCACGAATATATTGCCCTTGTACTTGTTCAGAGCGTCCGTAAGCGCGTTTGCCGTAACCGCTATGCCTTTCATCCTTTTCTCGTCCACAAAAGCGAACAGAGCGTCGGAAAGCTTCTCCGCCTCGTCGTCATTGTTGGCGTACACGAGGAACCTTATCTCCCTTACTTTCATTGCTTTGCAGTATCAAGGGTTAACGGAGGAAGAGGCTCTTCGACTTGTGGAGTTTGTACAGGCGAAGAGCCGTGGCGCATGGACTGGATGTATCCGACGGCATTGATGATGTCGTCCTTGTTGTCCTTGAACCAGCCGAACGCCTGCCCGACACCTTGCTTGATTTGCTCGAAAGCGTTGGGAACCGGAGCGTCGAAGTCAGGCAGCGAGCCTATCCCTTCCGCGAGAAACCCGTAAAGCTTCTCGGCCTCTTGCACGTTGTTTCTGCAGGCCATCAGGCAACTGATTTTCAAACTCATCTTTGAGGTTGGCTGTACCATTTTCAAGTCGATTTTATTCTTCCACCACATAAATTAAAATTCTCGGTTAAAAGGGGAAGCGGCGAATGTGTCGCCTCCCCAAGTTTTCTCCATTCGCAGTAGGATTAGCCGTTGCAACCGCATCCGCAGTTCTGTTCAGCCACTCGCGTCACACGAAGGCTGCAAGCGTTTTGAATTACACTTGACAGCGGATTTGTGTTCTGCTGGTTAATCAACGCCAGTGCCTCTGCGGTAGCCAAGGCCTGTGACTGTGCGGACGACTGGCCGCCGGTAGCGGTAGCGCCCGTCAGGTTACGCAGCGTCTGCGCCACGTCAATGTTGATGGTGTTGGCACGGTTGCTTTCCTCGGTCACACGGCTGGCAAGCAATGCCACGAGGTCTGCGTTGGCTTTCGCCTGCGCGTTCATGGTGTTGTACGCACCTTCCGAACGGGCCTTGCCGGCCGAGTTCAGACCTGCCCACAAGGCGGCGCCTCCGAAGAGGGCTACGG